AGAATTGATTACTTCGGTAATCCTTTTGGTTCAACTTGTAAAGTTGAGCGGAGAATTAGCTGTTCTTCAATCTCGTTCAATACCTTTTTTCCACATATCTGTGGAGGGGTTTGCACAAATCACGGAGCCTTGCGGCAGCGTAATTTACCTCTTTGAGGTCTCCATTTGTCAATTGACAGTTAGGAGTATTACTATGTTCGCATATAAACACGAACCTTATCCAAATCTTTCACCCTTAAAATGGGTCAAGTTTTGTGACGTGTTAGGTAGAGAAGGATCAGGTGACTTTGAATTTCCCGGCGGAGCAAAATACAGCTCGCATTGGAAAGATCCAGGTCGCCCGCACCCTACGGGGCCGTTGTTTTTACATCCAACGGTATACCCAGGGGTGTCACGAACCGATCACCATTTTGGTAAGGCCTCTACTACAGAGATCACCAATTGGACCGGTTACCATCCCTACCCTGAGATTGTCGACTTTACTCATACGTTATTCGAATTTCATTCTTTAGAAACTTTGAATGGGTTCGCAGAACCCCGTATGTCATATTTAGATTGGCCGCTTGCGGTTCGTCTAAAGGTGAAAAAGGAAAGTGTCAATCTAGGCGCTTCGTTAGCTGAGTACCGACAGACAGCAAATATGTTCAAGAAGACCGCTTTAGGTCTTTTTAACATGTACCGTGGAATCAAAAAACAAACTTTTAAAAGTTTGAAGAAGAATCTACGGCACAAGCCTTATGTCAAGTTTGTCAACGGGAAACCGTCGCAAACGTACTTTCGCAAACATTTTGGACCTAATGATATTACAGATGCGTACCTAATGACTCGGTATGGCATCAACCCTTTAATGGGCGATATTCATTCCTCTCTTATGAAACTTCGGTTAAAGTCACTTCAAGATATATGGCGTAAAAGCTATGTTAAACTTGAGGAAACGATTCCGGTTTCAGACGATGGGGTTATTGGAACAATAAAGCAATCTGTGAAAGCGACTTGCTATACACAGCTTAAAGCGGACGGCGATTTCACAATCGGCAACCCTTTAGAGTTAGCTCACGAGTTAACTCCGTATAGCTTCGTGCTAGATTGGATGTTTAACCTTGGTGACATCCTTTCGTCGTTAGACGCGTTCAAAAACGTACACTCCATGATTGGTAGTGCTTCATTTTTGACCGACGTTAAACTAGAAAGGCCAGTTGGTGCATCAAGCCCGGTAGGTGATGTGACCGTGAAAGAAAGCTTTAATCAGCAATCTTTTCACCGTTCAACATTTACCCATGCTGATGTGCCCAACGCGTCATTCGTTCCTTCTTATGAGCCTTCAACATCTATGATCAATGTTGTTGACGGATTGGCGCTTTTGCACCAAATAAGAAGGGGTTAATCGCTAAACCTTAACTGCGGGTTATCCGCAATCCTATGGTATTCTACCATTAATGTTAAAACAAATAAAAGGAGCCTATCATGGCCCAAGCATCTATAATTACTTTGAATGGCGAAATCAACGCAATAGCTTACCCGGTGGCGTTTTCGCCCCGTAGTGCATCACCAAGTTCCACTCGTTTAGTGGCATATGATGAAGGATCAACTAACCGCGCCAATCCTTGGATTGAGCTAAAGTTTCTTGCTTCTACTTCACGCCGCAAATCTACCCACGTAATCGCGAGATTAGGTGTACCGATTGAACGTTTTATTGGTGACCCAACTTTTGGGAATAAAGAAGTTGTCGGCGAATTTTTATTCGACGGCGGAAAGCAGATCATACCGGACATCGCGACAGAGGACGAACGTCTCCATTTTACTGCTCTTGTAGCAAGTTTAATGGGCAACGGTCTATTCTTGAAGTATGCTCGTTATTACGACCCTATGTACTAATGACCTGGCTTGCCAGGTTGTTTTCATTTTGTCGTATCGTCATGTTAATCGAGAGACAAACAAAAGACAAACCAACTGAAGTAAATCGTGAACCTGGTGCAAACCAGAAAAGCGATTCTACAGTTGTGGATGTTCATGTTGAGTCTCGTCATGACTGATCTAAATCTTTATTTGCGGGTTACCGCTGAGGATGCCTATGTCTCCTTTTTTAGAAGGGCGACGTTCTGACTTTCGGTTAGAACTATCGGTAATAAAAGAACTATGTACTATTGTGAATACTCCGTATTCACTCGCTTATTCCTTGTTGATTGAAAACGGACAATACGCTGACGCGTTATTGCTCGATTTTAATCCACTTCACTATGATAATAGTAGTTTTCATCAAAAGAAATTTTGTGATGATTATTTAATTCATAGCGTTTGGAAGAAGAATAGTACTGTAGACCTTGGAATAGACGTTAAAGAAGCTGCTATAGCTAACTTTCACGTTGCCGAGAATATATGTGCACGTACCAACAAGAAACTGATTGGGACGGAATTTGTACCGTTTTTACACGAGACAAAAACCAACCTACAAAGTATACTTGGGGACCTAACTGCAGATGACTTCAACTACGTTGAAGCTAATTTGCGATTTGGGACCGGTGCCAATGCATTCAGAGTTGCTACAGGATCCGTCCTGTCTGATAAATATGACTGTGAAGTCACACTGACAGAAAACTTATACCCGTTCGTCAGGGCTTTAATGGGTGACACTTGGTGGCACCACGTTAAACCTGATTTAGTGAAAGGTAATGAGTTCGCAACTGTTCCAAAGACCAGTAAAACGGATAGGGGTATATGTAAAGAACCCCTTCTTAATTCGTTTTTACAGCTAGCAATAGGACGCTTAATACGCGCTCGTTTACTAGCGGTCAAGATTGACCTTCGTGACCAAACCAGGAACCAACGGTATGCACAATATGCGTATCGTGGAGGTTACAGTACCATTGACTTATCAATGGCAAGTGACACAATTTCCTTGGAATTGGTTAGAACATTGTTAGACCGCGAATGGTATCATTTAATTGATATCGCAAGGTGCGAATTGACCAAAATGCCTGACGGCACTTGGAAAAAACCATCTAAATTCTCATCTAACGGCAATGGGTATACTTTTGAATTAGAATCACTTATATTCCTTAGTATTGCTCGTAGCGTTGTTCCGCGTCGAGAATGGTCAGAAATATGCGTATACGGGGACGATCTAATCGTTCCTTCCCTATATGCAGATGACCTAGTTAATGCATTAAACGCCCTTGGGTTTAATGTGAACACCGAGAAGAGTTACCTGGCAGGTAACTTCTTCGAGTCATGCGGGGCCGACTTTTATTGTGGTCGACCCGTACGTCCGTTCTATTTGCGAAAAAGTAAGGAAAAACAACACGGTGATTCTGTGTTACCATACTTTATGCAAATAGCAAACGCGCTCAGAGTTTATTCTTCCCGTATCGAATATGGCCTTCATTGCGACTCCCGTTTTAAGGGGTTGTGGATGAGGTTATACAAGATGGGTAATAAAACCTGGCGTGGTTGTAAGGTTCCGGCTTCATACGGTGATTTGGGCTTTATCGTCAGTTATGACGAACGAGCTGAATTACCTGATTTACGAAGAGGGTTCCAAGGCGTACTAATAAGAACTATAATGTGCCAACCGAAAACTGTAGTAAAACGCAGTTTAGGGAGAT